TTATACCGTACCAGCCTCTAAGCATAAGTATACACCAGACTTTATCTTTACGAGAGCAGATGGGACAAAGCTTTATGTTGAGGCAAAGGGACGCTTCGATCCCGATGATCGCAAAAAGATGTTACTTATCAAAGAACAGCATCCCGATATTGATATTAGATTGTTATTCATGAGGGACCAACCTATTCGTAAAGGAAGTAAGACTTTTTATTCTATGTGGTGTATAAAAAATAATATTGACTATGCTTGTGGGATTGATATGCCAAAAGAGTGGTTGGAGGTAATTAAATGACACCAAAAGTAGCACAAACAAAAATATGTCCACACATGACTTATATTGGAAATGAACAAAGTTGTTACTCTTCTAATTTTGCTGTTTATTATAATTCTAATTGTCAGGCTGATAGTTGTATGGCATGGCAATGGGTTAATAAAGAGTGTATAGATGGGTTTTGTGGTTTATCAACTATTAATTATGAGGTTATTAATGACTAAATTTCTCTATTGGGGTGATGAGGATATGGAAGTACCAACCTTTGAGAAGATTATTAAACAACCAAAGCTAAAGGGAGAATACATTCGTGAACAAGATCAAGAAAGACGGGAAAGAAGTTACTACAAAAGAGAAAAGGACGAAGAGTAAGAAGGTTTTTCAAACTTCGGAGAAGCAGCTTAATTGGGATGCGAAGGGTATGTGGCCCTTCCCCGATTTCGTCGAAACGAAATCCTCACCTAAAAGAAAGGTTACTAAATGAGTGTTCATTGTGTAATTCCTGACGTACAAGCAAAAGAAGGTGTTTCCCTAGATCATCTTACATGGGCAGCTCGTTACATAGCAGAGAAGAGGCCTGATACAATTATTTGTTTAGGTGATTTTGCTGATATGCCTTCCCTTAGTTCCTATGATGTAGGAAAGAAAAGCTTTGAAGGTAGGCGGTATACAAAGGATATAGAAGTAGCTCAAGAAGCTATGTGTACCTTCCTAGAACCTATTAGACAAGAGCAACAACGCCTTATACGTAATAAAGAGAAAAGATGGAATCCTCGTATGGTGCTCACATTAGGCAACCACGAGAATAGGATTAATCGAGCAATAGAGAGTGACCCTAAGATTGAGGGACTCATTAGTGTAAAGGACTTGACTTATGAAGAGTATGGGTGGGAAGTTTACCCCTATCTTGAAGTGGTTACGATTGATGGAATTGCATATAGTCACTATTTTGTTTCTGGTGTACTTGGTCGTCCGGTTTCTAGCGCACGTATGCTTCTCACTAAGCACCATATGTCTTGCGTGGCTGGACACCAACAAGGACGAGACATAAGCTATGGTCAACGGGCAGATGGTACTCGTATGACAGGGATTATCAGTGGTAGTTTCTATCAACATGACGAGGATTATATGACTGCACAAAATAATAAATGTTGGAAGGGTATATGGTTTTTACATGATGTAATTGATGGAAGTACAGATGAAATGCCTCTTTCCCTTGATTATCTACGGAGGAAGTATGCGGCTTAACTGGAAAGAGTATGTAGATAGATTTAGGGAATTAATTATGAATGGTTGGATTATAGTAAGAGATGGTAAAACAAGTATATATTGGTTTATTAATCCAAATTCTATCTCACCAAGGAAGTATTATTTTAGAGAAGCTTACGCTTTGAGGTTGTTAGAAACAACGGAGGCATATTATGTCCACACAAACGGAAAGTAAGTCAGCAGGTCTAGGTTTTTGCTCACTCCTCACACTAATCTTTATAACCCTTAAACTAACTAATTATATTACTTGGTCTTGGTGTTGGGTATTAGCACCCCTTTGGATACCACTAGCCGTAGTTATTAGTTTAGCAATTATTGTAGCAATATGGGTGGGAATACATGATTGATCAAATAACAATACCTCTCAGAGAGTATCAAGCCCTTAGACAAGATAGATATAAACTATGGGCTTTAGAAGGTGCTGGTGTAGATAATTGGGAAGGTTTTGATGATGCAATGGAGGCTATTGAGAGCGATGAAAATTAAATTGGAGATTATAATTTAATGCAAATTAAAATTAAGAAACTACACGATGATGTTAAGCTACCTACCTATGCAACGGATGGTAGTGCAGGTATGGATGTATATGCTTATACCTTTGGCTGGATGCCTACTAATGAAACAAGGGTATTCCCTCTTGGGTTTAGTGTAGAGATTCCTTATGGTTATGAGTTACAAGTACGAAGTAGAAGTGGTCTTAGTATAAAGGGTGTTACCGTAGCAAATAGTCCTGGCACCATTGATTCAGACTTTAGGGGTGAAGTGGGGGTTATCCTCCATAGTAAGTATGGCCATTTTGTAGAAGATGGTGATCGCATAGCTCAGATGGTACTTTGTCCCGTAGAGCGATGTGAGTGGGAAGAGGTAAAAGAGTTAGATGATACAGAGCGTGGGGAGGGGGGATATGGTAGTACTGGTCAGTAATACCACCAAAGGAGGGAAGCGGGATGGAAGCAGCGGAGTTTAAAAAATTTCTTGAAGAAGATGGTAAAGGTCTTAGGGAATGTGTTACTTTACTTTGTTGTAATTCCTTTGATCATAACTCAACTAAATCAGAAATTGTTATAGAAGGTGTTACTGAAGGTGGTGTGGAAAAGGGAGATTGGAAAATAACAATTGAGAGGATTAATATTTGAACAACTTTAAATTTAAAACACCTTTTGCGGAAGCAATCTTTAGATCAAAGTACGCCCAAGGAATAAGTGATACATGGCCTAACCTATGTAGACGCTTGGTAAATGATGTATGTGGTGATCGAAGTTTAAGTGCTAAACCTACAACAACAATGCTTATGTCTATAAGTGATCAAGAACAACTTATTAAATATATGGTAGAAATGAAGTTTATTCCCGGTGGTCGTTACCTTTATTATGCAGGTAGACCTGTTAGCTTTTACAATAATTGTTTTATCTTAAAGGGAATGGAGGATACGCGTGAAGAGTGGGCAAGACTCGCAGGAGATGCTACTTCGTGTCTCATGTCCGGTGGCGGCATCGGTGTGGATTACTCTATCTTTAGACCACAAGGAAGAAGTTTGGGAAAAACTGGAGGTATCTCTTCTGGTCCAATACCCCTCATGCACATCACTAACGAGATTGGTAGGAATGTTATGCAAGGAGGATCAAGACGATCAGCTATATATGGTTCACTTAACTGGCAGCATGAGGACACACCTCAATTCTTAACAACAAAGGATTGGTCAGAGGAAATCAAACTAGCTAAGAGTAAAGATTTTAACTTCCCTGCCCCACTAGATATGACTAATATCTCAATCAATTGGAGTACATCATTCCTTGAACGATGTTACGCTAACGCGAAAACCAAAGAGGGTTTTATAAAAGGTTGTGTTCCTGATCTTTGGTATGACTCAGTAAAGAAAATGTGCCAAACCGGTGAGCCGGGACATAGTTATAACTTTTGGGAGAATGAAAATGACACTGGTAGAAATGCGTGTTGCGAGGTCACTTCTGAATATGACTCCGATGTATGCAATCTTGGCTCTATTAACCTTGGAAACATATCTAGTATCGACGAGCTCAAAGATGTGGTTAGTCTTGCTTCTAAGTTCTTGGTGTGTGGTACTCTCAGGGCTGATCTTCCTTATCAGCGTGTATATGAGACAAGAGAGAAGGCACGTAAAATAGGTCTTGGTCTTATGGGTGTACATGAGTGGCTTATTCAACGAGGTTATAAATATGAGGTAAATGATGAACTTAAATCTTGGTTGGGAGTTTGGAAGGATGAAACAAAGCGAGGAGCAGACGAACATACAGAACGACTCTTTATCTCCCCCTGTGTTAAATACAATGCACTAGCACCTGCCGGGACAATAGGAATTTTAGCAGCTACTTCAACGGGAATTGAACCCCTCTTTGCAGTTGCTTATAAAAGACGCTATCTTGAAGGTGGCACACGATGGAAATATCAATATGTTATTGACTCGACGGCTCAACGGCTTATTAACGATTTTGGAATACACCCCGACTCTATCGAAACAAGTAACTCCCTTGCTCCCAATCCCGAACAAAGGATAAAATTTCAATATGAAATACAAAAGTATGTTGATATGGCTATTAGCTCTACTATTAATTTGCCTAGTTGGGATACTGAGTTTAATAATATTGATACCTCTAGGAAACTTGCAGATACTTTACTTACTTATTGTCATGGACTTAGGGGTATTACTGTATACCCTAATGGTTCTCGTGGTGGTCAACCACTTACAGAAGTTCCCTATGAAGAGGCAATAAAACATCATGGTATAGAATATGCAGAAGAGAGTACATGTTCAGGTGGGGTGTGTAGTATATGATTCTCGGAAATTTCTTAAGAGATAATTCTTTTATGTCACCTACAGAAAAGGAGATTAATATGGCAGGAGTAGAAAGACCTAGATGCCTTATTTGTAAACAATATTATAAGTATGATTGGAAAAATGAAAAAATGTATCCTAATTGTGAGTGTGATGTTGTTAAGCGAGACAAAGAATAAGCCCTACCCAATTCAACGAGCAAAGTGAGGAAGAATCATGATAGCGATAATTAATAAAACTGAAGAGCTTAGTTTAGGTATGGGTAGATATGGCGAAGGTAGACAAATATACTCTCTCCAAATTAATAATAAAAGATTGTGTACCTTTGAACATATCTTTGAAGATGGTTTAGCTACCTGCCTCTACGAGGCGGCTAAAGCGGCTAAGAAGTGGGAGAAAGAAGAGGCTAAAAAGAAGGATAAACTACTTGAGTATACTTTAAATATGCTTAAGAAAGAAGAGATGAGTAAAAGGGAGGCAAAACATGTGTAGCGCCTGTGAAGAAGCAACACCCAAACAACATCTTCTTATATCTTTAAATAAGTTTAAGAGGGATTTTAAGAAGTACTTTTCTAACCAAGATGAAGCTATAGGGTATTATGATAATGGTACTAAAATACTAAAACACTTAACTAGCTTAATTCAAAATTGTCCTGAGATAAATATTCCTAATCCTCCTGCACTAGAAAGGAAGCAAATTGAGCATATCATATGCAGAACCGAAATCCAAGGAAGAGTTACAGAATCTACAGAATTTTGCGGAGAGTGTTGTAACCAAGTATCAGGAACTCCTTCAACTTCAACATTGGAAGATTAATGTACAGGTAATATCAGCAGCTAAATATGCTAAGAAGCATGGGGTATTATTTGAGGGTAGTACCAATGGTTGTACAGACATTTATCAAACAACACGAAAAGCTAATATGTATATTAAAGATAATTTAACATCACTAAAGTTTATAACTTGTATTATTCATGAGATGGTACATATACCAGTAAATAATATGTATGTTAGTGGTCTTACTTTTATTGAGAAGATAGAAGATAACGAGTTGAGAGAATCTCTACTAAAGCGCTGGCCTTGGGAATTAGAG